GGGATAAGAGCTTACTTTTAATACCTAATGGTGTTATGTGTAAAGAACTACCATCTATGGATTTGGAAACGCTTAACATCTGCGTAACTCAATTTATAGATGAAATGGCGATGAAAATTGGCCATATAAAGCGAACAACATCACTTATTGATGATGTTATCGACCTCGGCCTGAATGGAGATCGTGAAAACGTTTTCTGTACAGGAATGGAGCTAGATAAAGCTTGTGGAATTCCCTGGAATGAACTCCCAGGGTGTTCTAAGAAGAGTGACTTCTTGCAAAATGTCGACGGAATAATATCTTTCCGCGACGATAAGAATGGCATTCGATTGAAAAATCGGATAATTGCTAAACTAGAAGCTGCTAAACAAGGAGAGCGAATGATTTCTCTGAGCAACTCTAAGTTAAAAGATGCACTAATCAAGATTTCCGCAGTAGAAAATGGTAAAACGCGAGTTTTTCATTGTATACCTGTAGAAAAAGTGATTTGTGATGCAGCCTTATTTGGCAATTTTAAAGAAGCTTATTCAAAAGCCTTCCTAAAATTAAACCATGCAATTGGAGTGAATCCTCACTCATTGCAGTGGAAGGCCATTTATGAGCATCTTAATGCCCATCCCAATGTTTTTGACATGGATTTTTCAAACTATGATAAACATCTTCATAGTGAATTGATGCACGCAGCATTTAAAATTGTACGTGCAGTAATTCAGAAGAATGCGCCAGATTTTTGGGATACAGCAAGATCCGTCTTGGAGGAAGAAGCTATTAAAACAATAGTAGTTGATTATGATACAGTTTATCAAACCGAAAGGGGAAATAAAAGTGGAGAATATCTAACCACAGTGATAAATTGTATTTGTAACGATCTATTATCGTTTTATACGTGGATTAAAACAACAGGAAATTGTGATTTGAGTCACTTCAGATCAAATGTTCGTGGAGTTGCCTTCGGCGATGACAAAGTTGAATCAGTCTCAAATACTTATGCTGAAAAGTATAATTATTTAACTGCAAAGGAAGTCATGAGTTCAATAGGGCATGAAATAACGCCCGGAGCTAAAGATGGTGTAGAACGAAAGTTCTGTCCCATTGATCAAGCCCAATTCCTCAAAAGAGGACTAATAGAGTGGGAAGGTTTAATTACTGCTCCTCTATTACAGAGATCAATAGAGTCTCCATTCGTGTGGACTCAAATTGAAAACTCTGAACGTGTAATATGGTATAATTTAGTAGAGCAATCTCTATTCGAAGCTGTATTGCATGGTGAAGGCTATTACAATACTTTCCGATACAAACTTAGTAAATGTGAAGATTTAGATTTACGAAGTCATTTGGCAAGTATTGTGGCAGTACCTTACCCTGTTGCAAAACAAAAATACATTGAACGGTATTTTAACGATACATCTCATCTATGTACTACACAGAATTGATTGGTCCCTGTGTCATCATGATATGCTTATGTATATTATTTGACATAATTCGACATGGGTTGAATAGGCTTATTCATTTAGCTGAA